TATAAATATGTTGTAAATAAAAAAGGGTGATGTTTCCACCACCCAAACTTAACATCTAATCTTATTTTACTTTGATTGTTATTTCTTCTGGTTCCGTAGGTTTCTGATACGGAACTGAAATATGAAGAATACCATTCTCAACACTAGCAGTAATTCCTTTCAAATCGTATTTCATTTTACCGTTTGGTAATTCAAAAGCCAATTCGATGATTTTTTCACCGAAGATGTTTGCAACCTTTCTGTGACCTTTTATGCTAAGGATATTATTTTTTACCGTAATGTTAATATCCTCTTTTGCACATCCAGGAACTTCCGCATAAATGTTACGAACTCCATCTACGTCTTTAACTAATGTTTGTGTATTAAAACGAGGCAAATCAAAATGTGTATTTGACAACTGATTTACAACATCATCCCACAAATTGTCTCTACGAAGAATAGAATTTAGCGTTACCATAATAACCTCCAAAAAAATTAAAATAAAAAAGTTAATTAGATGGTTTAGCAGCTTTTGCTTCAGCAACAGATGCTTGATTATACGGTGTAATCAACTTTTTAATTGCACTTGCTGCCTTACGAGCAGCCGCTGCATCTTTCTTCTTTGTTGAATTATGAGCAACTGTAAACTCATTGAATAGGTTTGTTAGTTGTGCATAGATTTCTTGTTTTGACATAAAACCTCCTTTGATAACCTATACAATTTCCGGTATCGGTAATTTCGCATCGGTTATATTTTGAATAAAAAACTTACGGATTAGTTCTCTCATTCCTGAAACTTTACTTGGTTTGTTAAAAACAATATCATATAGTTTTTCAAATGATGAAACATCCGCAGGACCATATTGTTCTCCCAAAAAGAAATTTATCATTTCTTCGGGAGTCTGTGTTAAAAACTGTTCACTTCCGGCTATTGTTTTTCCGGACTTAATTACGCTACCGCCTTTTCCAGAATAATTTTTTATCAAATTGAAAATTCCTTTGTCATGTCTCATTACATACTTTTGAATTTCAATCGGAACATCTTTATCTGTTTTCTTCAATACCTTGTAATCAAATGCAGCAACAACTGCACCCAATAAAAAATTTCTATATGCCGATTTATATTTCGATTCACCCTTTGAATAATCTGGAGATGAATAAACAAATTGAGTCCAATTCAAATTATTCGATAACATGAAATCCACTTGGACTGGCTCACCGGTATTCCTACCAACTATTTCGTATGGAATAGAAATTTGTGAAAACCCCCGTAGTGGTTGGGTTTCATATCCCATAGAACTTAATTTGTTCATCAACCAATTATAGACTTCACTTAACTTTAACTCATTAGCAGACGCAATTTGATCCATGGAAATACCAATATCCAAATCACCAGATAATTGGTCAGCAGGTTTCTTACCAGCACTTCCAAGAATGAAACAATCCGTTCCAAATCCAATCAACCCCAATGGTTTCAAAATATCAGCTTCAATTTTTTTTACAGTTGGCATAACTTCATTCTGTTTTATACCAACCGCATCTGCAAATAAATTTCCACCTTCTAGCAATATATTTTTCAATTTAATCATATTCTTCAAAAATAATAAGTGTTATAGTTCTTCAACCGTGTTAATAATAATTATCTGTTATTCAGATAAAATAGATTTTGATTTCTTATTTGTAAATTCTCTTCCCAATTCGTCAATTCTTTGATGTAAGTCTCTGTCTTGATTTTCAATGTGGGGAAACATATTATCAATCCTCTGATGAAGATTTATGTCTTCTTTTTCCAATACTGAACGAAGTGAATCCACCCTCGAATCAATAACCCTTTTAATGTTTTCAATCTCTTTTACGGTTCTATCAAGTTCTTTGGCTAATCTGTTAATTCTGAACATACCCACAACTACACCTGTGATTAACACCACAACTGTAACCGCACATATACCCATTAAAAATGATGTAATATCCATAACTTTTCTCCTAAATTATGTCAAAGAACTATAACACTATTCTTTTTATTTTATCTCGCAGGCACCACCGGCACAAGCCAATTCACCTGACAAATCAGTATTGTCCTCTAATTCTATTACTTTACTCAAATCAACATCGTGTAAAGTTTCTATCAACTGATTATACTTTTCTTCTGTAATATCTTCAAATGGTGCCTGTATGTATGTTCCACCATCATAAGGCAACACCGAAAGACCATTAAAGTGTTCACGGTTTTCCCACATCCAATTACCAACTGCATCCCATTCGTGTTCACGGATAGAAACTGTTGCGGAAATGTTGTGAGTATTCATTCCGGTTCTGTGTCCAGGTTTGATCCAATTCTGATTGAACCACTTTACTCGTTCTAACAACTGCAAAGGACTTTCACTACGAAGTATTGAACCATCAGGTGACTTTTGTGGAACCCCAATTACCGCCGTATCATGTGGTCGGAAGTATTCATCTTCAACCAATTCAGGATGATTGATTGAAAGATAAGAATAAATTGCTTCGTTCTTACCAACACGAACACGGCGTAAATAGAAATCATTGTGCCATGCATGGATGCCGGATGAACAACCTAATGTCAATGATGATGTTCCAGCAGGTTTAATTGTTGTTGTTCTTGCACTACGGTTGATTCCAATTACACCAGCAACTCTTTCATTTTCCTCACGAGAAACTTTAGCAGCGGCTTTCAAATCTAATTTCTGAACTTTACCAGAACCGATACCAGTCATACCAACACCGAGAAGTGCATCCTTTTCGGTTGTTCTTTGCCAAATAGGGCGAAGATAATGGAAGTCTGTATAACCGGCTTGTAATGTTCCAATGAAAGAAGCGGCACGAACTCTTGCCTCCAAATCTTCTTGACTTTCAACATCAGAAACATTTACCTCACAAAGATTACAAAATTGGAATGGACGAAGTGCAATCTCACAACAAGGGTTTGTTCCCCAATCTTTATCGTTTGAAAGATATATTCCAGGTTCACCTGCATTTGATAATTCTATTTTCTTCCAAATTGTTTTGAAAAATTCTTCTGTTACTTTACTACGAAGAAGAACTGCAGAATTATTTGCTCTGCCTCTTTGTGGATTGAGTTCCCACCAATTTCCAAACTTAGATGAAATCATATCGTCATCATCTGCAGAGAAAAGAGAGATAAGAGCGGCACGGCGAATACCACCAGCAAGAACTGCATCTGCAATATGACAAACAATATCGTGAACTTCAATAGATGAAAGTTGTTCACCGTCTTGTTTCAAATCAAGTATTGCTCTAATCTTTTCAATACAAATACGAAGTGGCTCTGGACCAGGTGCCTTGCCACCACTTGTAATCAAACGAGCACCCTTGTGACGAATATCTGAATAATCAAAACGAATGGATGAACCACCAGTAAAGTATGACTTCATCAATGCCTTAACTGCATCTGCCCAACCTTCGATTGAATCACTAATCAAGAATCTTCTTTCCTTACTCTTTGGTCTGTGGATTGCGGGTAATTCTTCAACATGATGTTTCTGAACGGAATAACCTACACCAGTTCCACCGAGCAGAAGAAACATCACTTCGCCAAATGCACGCCAGTCATCAATAGGCAAATAAGCACAGTTGTAAATTCTGTTTGGGGAAATCTCTATTGGTTTACCACCGAACTGCAATGAACGCATTGATGGTAAAACTTTTTTATCATATACAAATTTATAGACATTTTCAATCTCGTCTTTTAACTGTGGGTATTTTCTTTGGTGCATTTCTTTGTTTCTTGTTACCAATTCTTCCCAAGTTTCCCTACGATTCTTTTCAGGAATAAAACGAGCATATTTCATGTACACAGTAATTTCAGACAAGATGCGATTGCTAATGTCCATTTATTTCTCCATTGATTTTTTTATTGAAAAGTTTGTTTTGCTACTATAAAACAAAACCATACACAGATAAGTATATGGTTTTGAATAAAAAAATTGGGTTTTTGTAAATTATTTTGTAACCCAGTTTTCCCCATCCCACCATTCAAATCCAGGCAATTCTGATTTGTAGTGGAATTGTTCATACCATTCGGAAATGTATAAATACGGATAATTATGTCCTACTAACTTGTCTAAAAAGTAGTAATGAACATTTGGTGTTATTCCAGATCTATCAAGTCTGCCACCCAATAAAACCGGAATATATGGTATATCATCATACCAATTTAATATAGAAAATACAACATCGTTAAAATAATAAATTTCATGTTTAATAGATAATGCCTTTTCTACTTCAACATTTACAATAGATGGGTAAAGATCCTTTACATTTTCTAAAATCTGTTTGTAATTACCTGAATTTGAAATGTTAATTTTCTTCAACTTTCTTCTTCTGTTTCCAGAAATTGGAGAAATTTTTAATCTTGCCGATCTAGATTGATACCATTTGTTGTTACCCATGGGTTGCCAACCTGATTCAAACATTGTCTCATAACTTTCCTTTTCACTAACACAAAACACTTCACATAAAGGCGATCCAGTTTCTAAATCATACTTGCCGTTTACATGACTAATCCGTGTTTTCATTCTTAAACCTCGTTTGTTGATAATATCATTCATCGTAACAAACGAAACATGATGCGAAACGAAGTCGAGTATAAGTATTAGAATCCTTCTAATTCTTTGAATTTTTGTGAGAGTGCCTTCTTAACATTAACTTCACCTTTCATGGAAGTGGTAACACTCTGTCCCATGTCTGATGATGGTTCATATATCTCAATATGACCAGTCATTGTATTTATTTTACTTGGGAATGTCATACCGTCTGGACCAAAACGATTTTTGATAATATGCCATCTGCCTGTTCCACCAACTTTGTCATTTAGTTTTCTTGAAAGAGACATAATGAAATCTGCAATCATTATCTTATTGTATGATTCTGAAACTTTGCCACCTTCGATAACATCATCTTCAAGAGCAGAACGATTTGCCTGTGATGCAGTCCAAATAGGTATTCCATAAGTTCCACCAATACCACGAAGGTCCTCATAAATATCATTCAACTCTAATCTTTTATCACCGGCTTTTGATGGTCTAATCAAATCTGCATAATCAACGATAACCAAATCTGGTGCCTTACCTTGACTGATACATTTTTCAATATGTGATGTTATGGTTGTTATACTTGCAGTTTTTGTTGGATAATACTTTACAATCAAATCACCTTTAATTGTTTCCATTGTATCACGAATTTTTTCTTGTGCATGTTCTTCTCCAAGATTCTGAAAAGCAATCTTTGTAAAGAAAGCATCGAATCTGCGAGCAACATAAAACTGATTCAATTCAAGTGTATAATAGACAACTCTCTTTCCCGCACGAACGGCATTTGCCGCAATACTAACCAATCCCCAAGACTTACCGCCACCGGCAGGAGCAATAATAACACCCAATTCACCGGCAGCCAATCCACCATTTGTAATATCATCAACAACATTCCAACCGGTAGATACACAAGTTCTTGCACCTTCTTCGTAACGGGCTGCAATATCAACAACATATTCATGTCCAATATCTTTGTCAGTTCCGGCTTTAAGAGCATTATCAACTTTCTTTTTTATCAAATCATACTTACCGCTTTTAAGCAAATCAACTGATTCAATAATTGCAACTTTCATCTTTTGGTTTTTACAAAACTCTAAAGCAGTTGATTTAACATACTCACCATCGGTGCTGTCTTTATACTTTGCACTTTCTTTTAGTGAATCTGCAATAGTGCTCTTCAAAACTTTATCTTCAACTTGTATCAATTCTGATTTGAATACTTCAGCAGTTGGTGCAGTTCTATACTTCTCATAGTAAGACATTATCTTAGCAACAATCCAATTATTTGATTGAGACTCAAAATAAGTTGGTTCAATTATATCTGAAACTTGTTGTAAGAATGACCTATCGTTTAGTAGTGATGTGATAACTTTTGTTTGAAATGTATGTCCGTATTGGGATAAATTATCCTGCATACTTGTTCCTAATCGAATTTAATGTTGTAAAATTTTTCTTCAACCACTCGTCCCAATTCAATAAAACATTTTGTAGTTTATCTTCTACAAACAATTTATCCAACTCAATCTTATTCGTACCACCAATCTCACCATCAACTATATTACGAATTGTGGATTTTGTTGATGCTGGAATATCAACATCTTCAAGTTGCATTATACGATGATTTGTTTCCAATACTTTCAAATTTTGTTTTAGTTCTTGAATTGCCTTCGATTTATTATCATACAATTTACAAAATTCTATGAACATTTCCAAATTTATTTTTCTTTTTTGTGATAGGATGGGGAAATGTTTGAGAATAGATTTGTCACCGATTCCTTTTATGCCAACAACATTATCACTCTTGTCACCAAGAATTGATTTGTATATGATGTAATTCTCGCACCATATACCAGTTTCTTCCAAAAGGTTTTCGGGAGTATACATTTTCTTTTTAGTTGGCAAGTAAACGCCAACCCTATCGGAGACTAACTGTAAAAAGTCTCTATCGTTTGATAGGATAACACATTTTTCTTTGAAATAAGAAGAAAGGTAGGCAATCACATCATCTGCTTCGATTTTATCAATGGAGAGTATTGTTAGTGGCAGATTTTGTAGGTATGAAAAAACACGAAACAGTTGATATTTGATTGATGATTGCTCATCATCAATATCCTCAAATCCTACTACACGGTTTAACCGTGACTTGATTGCTCTACCTTCCTTATAGTTTGAATAAATTTCTTTTCTTCTTTGTGAACCACCCTTTCCATCAAAGACCACAACAACCCGCGTGGGATTAACCATACGGATTGTTGCTCCAAGAGACTTTAAGAATCCAGAAAGTCCGCCTACATGAATACCATCATCGTTCAATGTTGGGATGGCAGAAAAAGTGCGTATGAAAAGGTTCATCCCATCAACAATCAAAACCTTACTATCACGATGTAGATTTTCTTGTTCAGCTCTTTCTGTTTCTATTTCTTGTAAAAGTCTTTGATATTTTCGGTTCATACTTCATCTTGTAATAATGGTTCATTTGAAAGTGTTACATCGTCAATTCTGGCTTCATCCAACTTTTTGTATTTCATAATAACTTTATCAGCAATTTCATCATATACTATATCGTATAATTCAGGATCACTCATAATCTTTTCAACAAATTCTTTGGATTGAAATTTGATAACTTCTCCAGAACGCTTGTCTGTCCATGAATACCAAGCACCAGATTGAGATACAAGGCTGTGTTCTTTCATAACAGTAAGCCAACTACTGTAATCATCAATTCCACTATCAAAGTAAACCTCGTATTCGCATTCACGAAGTGGTGGACCACAACGATTTTTAACTAACTTTGCCTTAACTCTCGAACCAACAATTTCATCACGACCTTCTCTCTTTGCCTTGATGGCACCGATTGAAGACAGACGAAGACGAACAGATGCATGGAAAGGAATACCTTTACCACCCGGTGTTGTCCAAGGATCAGAGAATGCTGGTGCATTCAATTTCTGACGAAGTTGGTTTGTGATAATCAAACAAATACGTTCTCTACCGATAAGATTTGTAATCTTTCTCATTGCCTTTGAAATGATAAGTGCCTTTGCCGTAGCATAACCATCCTTATCAAAGTCCGCAGCCATTTCTGTTTTAGTGGATGCACCGGCGATTGAATCAATTACAATAGTTACCAGTCTATCTTTATCAGATGAACGAACTTTGTCAATGATAACATCAACGGTTTCAAAAATATCTTCTACGGTTTCCAATGGTATGTATAACATATCTTTTAAGTTCAAACCGATTGCACTCAAATACTCGGTAGCAATAGCATTCTCGGTATCAATATAAACAGCAAGACCACCTTTCTTTTGTGTGTTAAGAAGTGCATGGGCTGCCAATAGAGATTTACCAGATTGTTCGAGACCTGTTATTTCAGATACACGACCAACAGGAAAGCCACCATACTTACGATTGGAAATGGCCAAGTCCAACATGGTTGAGCCAGTTCCCACCCATTCTTTTACTATCGTAGGTGCATCACTATCACCTTCAAGAAAGTAAGCGGTCTTAATGTTTTGAGCTTTGAATTGTTTGTTTATAGTTTCGGCAATGACTCCACCGAGTTCATCGGATAAATCACTTTTTGATTTTGCCATAAAACACCCTTAATTAAAATAAGTCATCAAATGTAACACCAATATCATCAGCAGATGATGTGGGTTTCTCACTCTTTTCTTGTTTGTAATTCAAATCAGCAGCAGGTTCTTCTTGTGATGAAGTACCCATCCAAGTTTGTAATTGAATTTTCAAATCATCATAAGATGGTTCTGGATACAATTCCGTAATCTGTGGTTGTGTCTTAATCTTTTCAAGAACATCCTGAGATTCTGTAATAGGTGTTTCTTTTGGTTTAACACGGATAGTTGTTTCTGCATAAGTTTTACCAGCTTCTTCTGGTGACTTAACGGTAACAACAATGTCACGACCTGTTTTGGGATCAGACAAATCACCATAATCAGGATCAACAAAGAAGGCAAGTAGTTCTTCATACACTTGTTTACCAAATCCCCAAAACTTTACACCTTCGTTTTCTTGACCACGAATGATAACAGGTGCATACACTCGCATTTTTGGTTCAAGTTTTCTACCCATTACCCAATCTTCTTTATCGCCAGTCTGTTTTAATTTCTCAGCAAACTCAACGATTGGATCAGGACGACCAAATGATACAGGTGACAGGATAGAACGTTTACCGATATTGTAATGGAAATACAATTCGATGAAAGGATTTTCTCTGTTGTGGATGTAAGGGACAATACGAATTTGGGTTTCGCCCGGATCGGGTTTCCAAATGTTTGATGTGCGATTGTTTGTGTTTTTCAAAGAGTTCAAACGACTCTTGATTGCATCGAGGTTGATACTCATGCTGTTTCTCCAAATGTGTAATGAATAATGATTAACTGTTACTAAAAGAATGTTAGTTCTAATAGGACAATACTAATATAATGATTTAATGTTTAATAAGCAAGCAATTTTTTCTATAAATAAATATGGGAAATCAGAAGATTTCCCATATTATGATTTTTTTAGTTGGCAATGTATGATTACTTATTGTTATATTTCATAAGTTCTTTTAATCTACGGACAACTGCCTCTGGCAATTTCTCAACATTAAAAGTATTATCAACCCATGCTGGAGCATCATCTGTTTGGGGCATAACATCACGCTTTGGTGCACCGGCAACTGGTGGACTTGTCTTTTTTAGCGTCTGAACATTACCCCAAATATATTCCGCAATGGCTTCTGGTGTATCTCCCTTTTCATATTTCTTAAATACTTCAACAACTGGTTCCGCTATGTTATCAATTACATATTTTTTCAATTCCCCCTCACCAACTTGAAAAAGATTTACACCACCACCAGCAGCAGTTGGAACAGTTCCAGTTTGTGCTGCAATACCAATTTGAGTTGCTTTGAGTGCTTCGAGTGGTTTTTTAATATCTGTCAAGTCTATTGCCTTTATCTTTGCTTCTGGATTCATACAAAAAACTTGTGACCATCTGTGGTGCCCATCAATAACAAATTTTCCACCACCACCGGTTACAATAGATTTACCAGCGGGTGCAACAACGCCACCTTTCAAACAGGCCTCTGCACTTGCAGCATCTTTCAATGGGTAACTCAAAGATTTATCCATTACAACTTCATTTTGTGTTGGTTGTAGATCAGTACATACCGGCGAAATTGCAGATGTTTTTACTGGCATATCACCAGAAAGCGATTTGATAGCATCAACAAATTTAGGATCCTTTATGTTGTCACCCAAGTCTTTAACAAAACTTACATAATCTTTTTTCAGAATTTTTTTTAATTCTTCTTGTGCCTCATCTTCATTAAGTTTTACCTTAACTTCATTTACTAATTTTTTTAATGAATTTTTCATCAACTAACCTCTATAAATTACTAACAAATTCTTCTTGTATTTTTAATTGTTCATCGGTTGCTTTACCAGATTTACCCCAATCTGGCAATATATCCAATGCAGCGTTTAAGTCTTTTATTTGCATTCCTGATGTTGGATTGTCTTTGTTTTTCAATATGTTTATATGATTTAATCCTGGAAAGATATAAAGTGGCATACCACTATTTTTTGCCAACAAAACGGAATGTTGTAAAGGAACTATATTATCACTACCACCGTGAATGATTGCACCATTTCCACTAACTTCAGATCCAGTTAATGATACGGTTGGCCATTGTCTGTTCCATGCTGGAGCAACAAGGTATACTGTTGATGGTTTTTTTGCACCCATTGATAGTGCTTGTAGAAGAACTGCACCGCCTCGTGAATATGCAATCAATGTTTTCAAATTTTCTTCATTTAGATATGTAATTGCCTTTTCAATATCTTCTTTCGTAATAGAAGTTGAATCAGAGAATGCCGGACATCCTGTATCTTGATCGGGACTTGTCCATTCTATATTACAGGTATCAACTCTCATATCTTGTGGTTTCATACCAAAACCATGAAATGCACCCTTTTCGATTCCCATTTCTTTCAATATGTCTAACAACTTTATCATTTGTATCTATTGTTAATCAAATGAGTTCTTACAATTTCTTTTATTTTTTTACGAATTTTGTTTTTCATTATTTCAGAAACTTTTGGATTCTTTTCTTCTTCTGGCTTTGGTTCTGGAATTGTTTCTTCTGCCTGAGCCAACCCATCAACTTCTGATTGTAATTTCTCGGAAATGTTTTCAGCAATGTGATTCAATTCTGAAAGAAATATCTCAATTACTTCGTCATCTTCTGGAGATAATCTTCTTTTGATAAATCCAGAAATTTTATTTATCAATCTCTGTATAGATTCTTCATGATTTTCTTTATCGGATTCGATGTAGTTCATAGACTTTAATCCGTTTACCGCTTTATACAAAGCAATTAAATTTGCATTATTATAGAATCTTGATGAAATTGATTGTAATTTATCTTTGTTTTGCTTGAATGAATCCGCAGAATACAATTTTCTAAACCACCCTCTTATTATTTCAGGATTTTCTTTTGGAAACATATATGAGATTATACCCTTCCCCTTTTCCATTAAACTCAATGCATCTATTAAAACGATATATGTGAAAGGACCTACTGCAGATTCTGATATTGATTCTTTTAGACGTATTTTTTTCATGGTATTTTTCTCATGGCATTAAAGTTATTTTCAATTCGTTTTGAATTAAGTATAAACTAATGCTTGTTTTTTTATTAAAAAAATGTAACTTACCAGACATTGGTTTTTTATATTCATATCCAATAGATTTCAATGAATCTATTATCTCATGTTCTTTATACTTACTAACATCAATTACATTATCTGGTAATATAGATATGTCTTTCAATTTTAGTTTTAACTGATCAAATATAGTATCAAATCCACTTGCCTCATCAATAGAAGTGGATTCGATTATCTTATTAACAAGCATTTCCGTAACTATGTTTACGATATTTTTCATTTATCATTCCAATATGTTTACTAAATAAATATGTGAATGTAATAAATTACCAACTGTAAACTTTAATTAAAAATATCTTAACTACCTTAAATCCTTCTTTATTTTTAAGAAGTGCACAGTTTTTATATCTTTCCCATTCTATCGGATATTTTTTGTCCAAGATGCCATTATTCAAATTCATTATCAATTCATTTAACGCATTTATTGTATAAATTGTGTTGGTTTCTCTTTTTTGATGAACCATTATAGAATTTGGTAAGAATTTTTTGTAACTATCAAGTACAATGTTATATGAAAGTATAGCATCTTCACGGGTATCAAACGACTTAAAATGGAATACTTTATTATTCAATATGGAAAAATTTTCTTTTATATTTTCCAAAGTTTCTTCAACTTGATGTTTTCGTGTAAATGTACATACTAATTGTGTCTTCAATACCTCTCTCTCATTTCTTAATGAATATCTACTTCATATAAATATGTTCTTAATTTTGAATAATGCTACCAAATGTGTCTCCCGAATAAA